TCCTTTATTTGGTAATGCATTTACATCTTACTTGGCCTATAAATTAGCAATGCCTATTACTGGAGATAAGGACCTCGCAGTTTTATTATTACAAGATTTTCAACAAATAGTGTTACCAGAAGCTAGAAGAATAAATGGATTTGAAAGAAATGAAACACCTACGATAGATAGTGAATGGTTAGAAGCAACATATACATCTTCAAGCTCATCAGTTACATCTTATCCGCCTTTCGAACTATCTTCTTATGGCTCATTTGAATAGGAGATATAGTGGCAAAAAAATCTATAAATGCATTTAACAATGGAGAAGTATCTCCATCTACTTATGCAAGATATGACAACGAATTATATGATGCTGCTTGTCTTAAAATGGAAAACTTTATTCCAATGCAAACTGGTGGTGCTGAACGTAGACCAGGAACAAAGTATTTAGCATCATTAAGTTCATCTACTAATGTAATATATCCATTTGTTTTTAATAACGAAAATGCATATTCACTTATATTTACAAACACATCACTTATTATTTATAAAGATGATACAATAAAAGCTACATTATCTTCACCATATTTAACAGCAGAATTATATGATATAAAATTAACACAATCTGCTGATGTTGTATTTATAGCACATCCAAATCACGAAGTAAGAAAGTTATCTAGACTTGCTGATACTAATTGGACACTTGAAATATTAGATTTTAAATTTCCATAACTGGTAGTGCAACTAAAGGTAGTACAATAACGATAACTGCTAATAACAATCAATTTACTACAGATCATATTGGTAGTAGATTTTTAATTAAACAGTTAAGAGATAGTCAAAACTCAAGGTTAGCAGAAACTAATACAACAGGAACAACTCAAAGTGATGCTGAAGATTATTTTGTATCATCTTCAATTAATGTTGGTTTTTCTAATTGGTCTATAGAAACAAAAGGTGTATGGAGAGGCAGAGTAATTCTTTTAAGATCGTTAGATGGTGGCGATACATACGAAGAATATTTTACATTAGCAGATACTTCTGGAGATCAGCTTTTTGGAAATGATGCTGATACCGATTCTGTTTCTAATAAAAACTTTACTTTTTCTAGTACAGAGCCAGAGCCAGCAGGTGCTTTGTTAAAAGTTCAATATACACAACCTGATACAACAGTAACAACATATGATGGTTATAGAAAATTTGGTTTTGAATTAAGTGTAACTGACCCATATTTATATGGATTATGTTTAATAACTGGTAGAACATCAGATACAGTAGCAACAGCAATATTAGAAACACCATTAGCATATACTTTAACAGATTATGGTACAAATTGGGCAGCATCTACAACATTTGAAAAAGGTGCTAAAGTAACTTTTGGTGGTACGTTAACAGTAACTGATGTAGGTGCTACTAATGAATTTATACAATTAAATGATAGTGGTGGCTCTGCGTTAACTAATGTTCAAGGTATGACATATGGTGATGCTAAATTATGGGTATTAAGAACTGCTAATGCAGATGGTAGTGGAACACAAACAGTTCATAAATACACTATAGCAAATCAAGGTACAGCATCATTAGCATATTCACATGATGGTAATTTTGATTTAAGTGGTACAACATATGTAAGAGTTTCTGATATAGCATATTACAATAGTGAGTTATATGTGTTAGGTGTAAATGTTGCAGCACCTCCATCAGGAGCTAATAGTAATCCACTTTCTGAAGGTGGTAATAATTCATTAGCACAAGGGTCTATACTTAAATATAATACAAGTGGTGCTTATCAATCTACATTTCATAATTTTCCCTTATTAAATAGTGGACTTGTAACAGCTACATTATATGGAACAACATTTACTACAGGGTTAGGATTTGATGGACAACATTTTTATGCTACTGAACAACAAACAGTAAGAAATGGCTCTAGAAATTTTACTAATCCACCTAAACAAGTAAGAAGAATTAATAGAAAAA